TCTTGGACTCGGCCTAGGAGAATATCTCGACCAGCAGGAAGAAAAACGGATTTGTAGTCCAAATCAGATTGTGGAGTGTCGGTCCCGTAAAGATGGGAACCGAATTTCATTGTCAGGATTGTTCTTTCTGGATACATCATATTTTACTTTCAGTCAAAGAAAACCGATAGACTATTCTTATCATATTTCTTTTTATTGTCAATAGTCGTTTTGAAATATTTTATTATTCAAAATAGTTTAACAAAGTCTGTTTATTTTTATCATACTTTTTTATAGTATAATCAAGAAGATTTTGTAAATTAACTTTATATTTTTCTAATGAATTGTGTTGTTTTGTCAATTCTACCAATTCTTTTCTATCATCTATTGTCAATGTTTTAAAATATTCCACGGCCTGTAAAAATTCGTTTTTTGTTTGTATTAATCTAACATATTTCTCTTTCATTTTATCATCACACATTTCTAAAGCAGGATGAACAAATTCTTTATTTGTTCCTAATATTAGAGGTACACCCCTTGAAAGTGATTCTAAAGAAGTTATAGTATAAGTATCTGTTCCTAAAGCAACAAATGAACAAACAGATTTAGATAAGGAATTCATTATTTCACTATGTTTCCTATCAAATCGTATTTTATCTAAATATTTTTTAATATTTTTATCTGCATAATTTTTGATGATATCATTTGACTTTTGTAAATGTTTTATTGTTGTAAATACTTCGTGATTTATATTAGTCTCTTCTAAATATGAACATATACCAAATGTCTTTTTATTAGGATTTAATGCTGAAATATGTCTGACATATCCATCTGTTTCAGTGGCTTCAAAAATTTGATCTACATAAGTTGGTGGGCAAATATAATCTACGTCAAGCGATTTAAAATTCCATAATTCTTTTTTACGTGAAAAATATTTTTCAAAGACTTTTTTGTGATGATTAGTTACACAAACTATAGTATGTTGTTTTGACATTTCACTTAATAAATTACCTGTATTTAAAAATTGAAATGAACCAGGAGTTTCATGACAATGATAAATGATAGGAATATTAAGTGAAATTAATTGTTTATATAAACCTGTATTAATTTCATATGATGAAAATATAATATCTGGTTTATATGTTATAATATCTTTAATCAAATTTGTATATATTTGTTTTCTATTTTCTATAAAATATTTTCTAGTCATTTCTTGTTCAAGTTTAGGTTTTTCGATATGAACATTTGAAATAGTTTCTACTTCACCACTTAGTAAAAACAATCTTGTTTCATGGTTCATTTCATTTAAAACTTTATTAATTTTAATAATAGATAAATCTATACCACTTATAATAGTAGTTTCAGAAAAATAAGTTTTAAATGTATACGGTAAAATATAAATTTTCATGCCATACCTAGTGCATTTTTGTAGAGATCAAGAATTTCTTCTTCCTCTTGTAGTTCAGCTCTATCCTTCTTACGAAGTTTCACGATTTGCCGGACAATTTTGGAGTCATACCCTCTATCTTTTAATTCAGAATAAACTTCCTTGATATCATCCTGAATATTACTCTTTTCTTCTTCTAGTCGTTCAATTCGTTCTACGAACTGTTGGAGTTCTTCACCGGCAACTGTTTGTTCTGACATAATTTATCCTTTCGCTCTGGTATATTCTAGTGTTTCCATATTTAGATCAATATATTCAAGTTCATCTAGTGTAACAAAACGTGTACCTTCCATATCATAATCCAATGAATGGTGCCAATGACCGTGGATCCAAAGTTTTGGTTTATGGTTGTGGAACATAGTTTCTAGTGCTTGTCGTGTGGCAGATGGATCTTGAATTTTTACTTTATTAAAATAGCAGAGAATTACATCTGCATACGACTGAGGTGCTTCATGAGTGACTACAATATCAGGTTTCACTTCAGTGTAATAATCAATTGCCTTCTGAAGTTCAGTATACGATAGTTCTTCATCTGACCAATAGTCAATACCCTCTGTACGGTAATCTTTGTCGATAGATGTTGCACCACCCAGACAAAAAATTCCTTGATAGAGTGTTCCGTCTGGAACCCAGTATTTATGTCTCTTGCACACATTCGGATTATCATGATTCCCCCGCAAAAAATGATGTGAACCTTCTGACATAGCATCAAATGGAGGGTTTCTAGAAGGAACCAGACCATCTGGTGTAGAACGATAAAATCCCACACCCATATCACCAACCTGAAGGGAATTATCATTTCCTTTGATGATTCGCTTGTATCGATCAAAGAGACCGTGAACGTCACCAATAATTCTAATATTAGACATATGCTTTCCAGTGATAAGTTGAATTTTTCGTTTCAAATACTACATTGGAAGCACCTTCAGTGTCAACCCATTCTTTCACAATTTTAGTGATAAGTGTGGTCTGCCACCAATCTTGATTCTGTATAGTTCTTGCATAGAGTGAACCAACTCGCATGGCAACACCAATCCGTGGACGGGCATTATTTTCAGTCTGAATATTACCGTCATCATCCGGATACAGTGCCATAGACATAGTACCTGAATCACCTTTATGATTCACTATAGTTTTATCTGGCCGAATAGCATACATCCAGTATTTCATTCAATAATCTCCAAAATAGGAATTTCACCTCGAAAAATCACATCTTCACGATTTTGAATTTTAACAAAATCGCTTAAGACAAGTTGAAATCCATCTTTGTTTAGATAATAACCATATAAATGTTCAACTGGAAAATCTGTAAGTTCAACACCCTTTTCGGATAGCATGGCAATCATATCTTCACGTTTTTTGCCCTGGAGTTCCTTATGAGAAAAATTCGCCTGGGCAATCATCGAAACCGCATTCCGATACGAATCTTTCACACGCCAAATCAAACAATTAGAGGCCTCAGTTTCCGAGGGAACATTGAAAATTCGGCAATCAAAATGTGGCGTCTTTTCTTTATCTGCATTAGGAAAAAACACGTCAAGAAGCCGCACGAATTTTGCCGATGCATATCCTGCCATTACGGAATTCAGTTTTTGAATCTTTCCGCCAAAAACATTCTGTTGACCATTTTCATAATCAATGGCAGGGAAAATCAAAGTTATTTCATCGCTTTGCGAATAAGAGAAAGACGTATTGAATTCATCCTTCAGACTTTTTGCAAGAGATAACATGAGTAACCGAAAACTCACATCAAATGGCTTGGCCAAACCAAGTTGTTTTGTGTATCTAGAAAATGATCGACCATCTAGCCTTGCTATCCATGGCTTAAGCGGGTTAACGGAATGAATCCAGTTTCCTTCTTCTTCATATCCTTTCATACGATCACCAAGTGAATCTTTGCTTTCCATAATCATTCTTTCACCATGATGATTTCATCAAAACCTTCTTCCAGAGTAGGAATTTCGAAAGTCTTCCGCATCGACTCCATGACGTGATCCGGAACATACTTATCAGGACGTGAAGCAATCCGTTCTCTGTGCAGTTCCTCTGGAATATCAAAACAGACAGCGATGACATGATATCCATCGAGATCACGGATAAGATTTTTCCGCTTCTTGGCAGTCAAATTAGTCTGATCATGCACAAAAGAACGACGCTTATCAAGAATTATTTTCTTAAGTGCATTCATAGCCGCAATGGCATTATCAATACTATCAGAGAACACTTCAGAATAAGTTTTACCTTGCACTTCGGCTTGATCTTCAATGAACTTATCAGAAGACACAATCGGAATACCGGAAAGGTTCTCCCGAATCCAAGTGGACTTCCCAGAATAGGGAAGCCCGACCATGATCATGCAAATAGGTTTATCATTCCTCATCGATATTTTCCCCGATAAATTCCGCAATCTTAAGAGCTTCTGAACGTGTGAAGTGAATTTCCATTTCTTCACCTTTATCATTCCTGATATAAAAAACAACACGATCCTCTTCGAATGGCCGAATATCAATTTCCATTTCTTCTTCGCCATCATGATATGGCTTGGAAGCAACAGTCAACTTGGAAGAAGTTTGAAACTTATGCATGATTTTTCTTCTCTTTAAATTATAATCAACCAACTCGCCAAATACGGACGCCATCCTTGACTGTCCGAAGTGTATAGACCGTACCATACTTACGCTGATAATATGCTGCCGTTGCAGACATATCCTTAGTGGTTTTTCCTGGTACAAGAAAAGAATCCTTGATCTTCATCTTGCGGAAAGGATACTTAGGCTGTCGACCTTTACTAGATTCAGTGAGTGAGGGCATGGGGATATTCTTTTCAATTTTATAGGCTGACATGTTGAATTTTCTCCTGTGTTTGTGTTCAACAGGAATAGTACTATACCGCCAGAAAGTAAAAATCAACTAAAAAATCACTATTTTTTCACATTTTTGGGGGTTGACAAAATTACCAATCCCTTTATAATAGCTAGTGCCCATTGAAATACAATAGGTTAACACTATAGGAGTCTAGGTATGATCAATGACAAATTCCATTGGGATGATGATAATGAAAACAAGCGTATTGAAATGGAGAAATCCATTGATAGATATCTGATTGAATGTGAGAAATATCTTTATAATGAGGCTCCTGAATTCCTTAGGAACGAAGCTGAAAAATTCAAAAAGGACTATTTCAATGCCTCGTGATATTTATAAGGAAGTAGAGCGGTTAAAGAAAAAACATGGTAAGGACCGATCTCTGATCCGAACATTTCCTTCCTGTCAATAACGACCATTTTTGATCGTTTAAGTTCCAGTGAACTCATATTCCTGCTTCACTGAAGTCTGCCTGTCGGATTCTACGAATCCTTTAGGTCTTACATCTCCTCCACAGGCAAATCCCGTCGTTGCAACGGTTCTTTTATATTCATTTAACAAATTATTAGCAGCATTAGCATCTCGGTCCATGATAGAATCACAATTATCACAACTAAATACTCGGTCAACTAGAGTCAAATCTTTCTTGATCCAACCACAACACGAGCAAGTTTTGGAAGATGGATACCAGCGAGATACTTTATGGACGACAGAAACTTTTCTTGATAATGCTTGGACAAAACCGCACCATGATAACTTCTGTATAGCGCCTGATAATTTTCTGTTCTTTTTCATACCTTGAATATTCAGATCTTCCACTGAAACAACATCATACTGCTTGGCTATCGCTGATGATGTAGTTTCTATGAAGTTTTTATTTATCCTTCGGATCTTTCTATATTGTCTAGCAACTTTAATGCGAGCTTTATTTCGATTAGAACTTCCTTTCTGTTTTCTGGCATGTCTCTTCTGTAGTGTTTTTAATTTCTTGTATTCTTTACTTAAATCGGGTGATAAAATGCATTCACCATCACTTGTCACTGCAAATGTCTTGATGCCTAAGTCAATACCAACAGCATTATTTGCATCATAGTGAATTTCTTTTTCTGGTAACTCACAAAGAATAGACACGTACCAGCGATCTACGTCTTTACTTATAGTGAGTGACTTAACTTTACCTTCTAGCTTCCTGTGCATCTTACATGAAACCCAACCTATTTTTGGTAACTTGATTTGGTTGGGTCTAATGATGAAGTGTTGCGGTACATTAAAGGATGGGCTAGAAGATCTTTTTGATTTGAACTTTGGAAATCCAGCCTGTTTCTTCCTGTTTTTACAAAATCTATTTTTGAAAGCAGCAGCAAGATTCATAGCTGATTGTTGGAGGGATTGGCTATTAATTTCTTTAAGGAAAGGGTATACATTTTTAAGTTCAACTAATTTATTAGTCAATGAATATCCAAGAATGAATTTACCAGAACTTTCATATTCTGCAATACTTGCTTCTAGTAGTTTATTATACACAAATCTGCAACATCCGACAGACTTTTCGAAGAATTCCTCTTGTTCTTCTGTAGGGTATAGTCTGAATTTAAACGCTTTATAAATATTATTGCTGGACATTTGCTTTCTTTGTCTAGAGGTAATGGAGGTTAGGAGCTCGCGATTACCGTTTCATTTATAAGTGTATTTATATTTTTTGAAATTTGTGAGCGAAATTTTTAACCTTCTCCAAAAAATTGGTGGCCATGCACCAAGGCGGAGGGAAAATAAATCACCAGAGCATCTTATTGTTGATATTCTTCATAAACAAGGACCTATGGTAATTTCCCGGGAAGATCTTAAGTACTCAGGTGGTAAAAAAGTTTGACAGTAGTTTTAGTCCGTATAGAATAGTAAAAGAAAAACCTAAGAGGGGTAGAAACTATGTATGACAGAAACGGACTTGAACTAACTGAAAGTAATAGAGAATCATATAATTCATATAAATTTACTGCAGTGGATTTTAATACCAAACGATTTTCGGCCTATGCCGCATCAGACAAATATAATTCTCATCATTTTTGTATGCACACTATCAAACAATATAAAGACCCCAGAGATGCTGCATATGTAGCACAGTGTTTTAAAGAACTATATAATAAACAACAAATTTCAGAAATGATTTCATCAGGTTCATTCCGTCAAATAGTCAATGAATTTCTAGAAAGTATTAAAATTCCAGAGTGGAAATACCCACCAGAAGGGTTGACTATCGAAGAACTTCTTGGTGAAGATACTATTAAGTATAATAAAAATTATGTCGATAATCCAAAAGATGCTCTCCGAGAAGCAATTACTATTTTTGAAATTTCTAAGATTCCATCTATTCCTGTAGTGAATATTCTCCTTGACAGAGTCGAAGAACATTATAGTGAGGGAATGACATACCGACAAGCGGCAGCACAGGTAGTGACTGAAATGAAAGAATTTGGATATGCTTAAGTTAAAAGCAATAAAAAGACGACAACGTGCTAATTTACATTTATTACTTATTAAAGGTGTCAATACAGATTTTTATCCAAATAGCACAGCACTTGAATTACTTCAGATAAGTAAACTTAATTCTTTGAAAACTAATATTTTTGATTTAAAAATGGAATTTACATGAAACTCCAACCCTTGAATAAATTCAGAAATCAATATAGAACTTATGGATTATATGATGATTATGTCTTACCTTTTTATTGGGGTCGGGGACTCTGCGCTAAACGTATAATATTTCATACAGAGAAAGTAGAAGAGGTCAGATTGATGTTCATAAAAGATAGATCTTGGAGGCGTATACATGGAACTACAAGCCGTAGATAAAAGCATAATTCATATATACAGAACTTATGGGCTCTATCAGTTCTATAGATCAATTTATGGGAATAACTCATTAAAAGATTTTAATTTTATTTTTAGCAAAACAAGAAGAAAAATTAACAATACAAGAGTTTTTATTAAATTTCATGATAGGTATTTGAAATGAAACTGAAACGACTAGATAGAAAAATAATCGAATCGTTTAGGTCATATGGAATGTATTTCGATTATTTATTACCTTTGCATAATGATTCGGCGCTTTATGCTGATGATATTATTAATAATACTATAAAAATAGAAAGTGCTAGAATATTCATAACTACTGACTATTGGAGACGGAGACGGAGACTTTGAAACTGAAAAAACTAGATAGAAATATTATAACTATGTATAAAAATAACGGATTACACCATAGCTATATTACTTCTTATAATAAGATTATGTCTCATAAAGTATATGATAGTATTGTCACTATAATTCTCAGTAATACATTAGTAGATCACGCAAAAGTCAATATCAGAAAACAAATTTATATTGAAAGATGAAAAAATGCGTTATAATTTTCCAGTAATTGAACATATAGATCAAGTTCTTCCTGCTATCAAAGACAAACCCGAATTCATCGTGGCAGAGCGTGAAGGTTACAAAGTAGTTAACTACAAGGTCAAAAAAGAAGACACATTTGACATGGAAGGGCCAGATGATAAATTTGGAGCCATCCGTAGAGAGTGCCGTGGTATCATCTTTTCTGATACTGGTGAAATATTGTCTAGGCGTTACCACAAATTCTTCAATGTTTCAGAGCGTCCAGAAACGTCACCTTTCAAAGTCGACCTATCAAACCATCACCATGTTTTATCCAAAGAAGATGGAACTATGATCACACCCTTGATCTTGAATGATCGTGTATTCTGGGCTACTAAAATGGGAATCACAGATATTTCATACCAAGTCCAATCATGGGTAGAAACAAATATTCAGTATCAAAAATTCGCTCGATATTGTCATAGTTGGGGTTATACTCCTATCTTTGAATGGTGTTCACTAGATAATCGAGTGGTCCTGAAACATGATACACCCAAACTTGTTTTGACTGGAATGCGTCATACTGTTACGGGTAGTTATCTGACATATGAAGATATGGTTTCTAACGGCAATGAATTCAATATCGGTGTTGTCCAAGCTTTCGATAAGACTTCTGATATACTTGCTCTTATGACAGAAACCAAAGCCTTAGAAGGTGAAGAAGGATATGTGATTCGCTTCTCGGATGGGCATATGGCAAAACTTAAATCTGACTGGTATGTCGCCATTCATCGCACGAAAGAACTATTTGCCCATCCTCGCCATATCATCAATCTATTCTATGAAGAAATTCTTGATGACACACTTCCACTAATGACAGAAGAAGATCAGCAGAGAACTCACGTGATTTTGTCAGTGTTTCATGACTACATGTCAGGAATAAACGAATATTTGATTGAAATCTATGAAAAATATGCTAATCAAAAAGACGCAAACAAAGTATTTGCTCTTTCGGAAGACAATAAAAAGACCAAAGAGTTTTCGTCTGTAATTCACAAAGCAATACGTGAAATATACGGTGTTGCACTAAAGGATGTATACGATATACCAAGAAAGCATATGAATTCGAATATCAACTTCGACAGGTTTGCCAAAACTTGGTTTCCTGAATTTTATGAAAGGATTGAATAATGTGGTATAATTCACTTGAAAAAGACTGTAAAATCGCTGAATTAGAAGAACAACTTCTTTCTGCACAGGATACTATAACTAGACTAGAAGACAGAGAGTTGACTTAAGTACTATTGTAGTGTAGAATATATAATTATATAATAATAGTGAGGTGAGTCATGACAAGTACTACAGTAGTTTTCGAAAAGAAATTAGTCAAAGAACATCCAAATTCATTAACTGAATTAAAAAAGATAGTATTCCCTCACCGCAAAGAAGCTGAAGAATGGGTTCGTGCTATTAAATCTGTAGACAGAGAAATTCAATATATCAACTTCAAAATGAAAGAACAGTAATATGAATAATATAGACGTTCTTTATGATAACTCATATTACAAAATAGTCCGAAATGGATATGATTATACTCTATACAGTCGGGAATATCCCGGTGGTAGAAATTGGAAAGCAGTTAAAACTTCTTTTTATAAAGAAGAACTGTATTTGGTTATTGAAGATGATGTCCGGAAACGTAAAGAATTAATAGAAGAGTCTAATACTGAATATTTTGACCGAATGGGAGAGAAAGTCTGGATACCATGAAAAAAGCAGAAAAAGAAAAATTCTTGAAGGAACGTAAATGGGTGCAATGGTTTGGTAATACTTGGATCAAGAAATTTCGAGTCTACAAAGGTGTGCCCAAGGGTTATAGTCTAAATGAAGCAGTGAAGATGGAACAATCTTAATATATGATCAAAGCAATTCTAGCATGTGACTCTAATTATGGTATTGGTAGATATGGCACTCTTCCATGGCCACATGATCGTGAAGACCTAAAATGGTTTCAAAATGTGACTCTTGGTTCGGTTGTCGTCATGGGTAGGAATACTTGGGAAAGTCCGGATATGCCCAAACCCTTGACAAGACGAATAAATGTGGTAGTATCATCTAGACGAGATTTGAAACCTAGACCTCATGTGATCACTTCATGGGAAAATCTAGAAAAAACACTCTATAATTGTAGCGTCAAATTCGGTGATGTTTGGATTATTGGCGGTGCAGCATTATTGAATTCTTGTTTAGATTTGATTGACGAAGTTCACCTAAACAGATTTCATGAAGTTTATGATTGTGATACGTTCCTAAACATAGAGCAGATTGAAGAGAAATTCGATAGGAATGGTGATTATGGGAAGATTAGTTTCAGCAAAAAAAGTCGAATATAGATCGAAAGGATCACTAGCACAGGTAATATTCAATAAAACAAATTCAGAATCTAGAACATTGGTTGATATAAAATTTATCAGATTAAATATGTTTAATAATATAATTGCACAGGATTTTAGACAATGACTAAATTAGTCTCTGTAACTGATAAATTAATTGAGTCCGAACATAAATTCGTCACACCTTCGTGGAATAGTATACCATATACTGTAGAAGATATTATTAATATGGGGTTTTCACGACTTAGTATTCTAGAAGCAATGAGGTTATATCATGAAATCAATCAGACCTATAATATTAGATGAATTTGTTATTGTGATATCCAAACTTGAAGAAGTAAATAAGAATATACCTTTCTCTGTATTCTCAAGTAGTTTTAGAACATATATCATAGAACAGAAATTTAACATGATACCGTTTCAAACCCTTGGTAGTTTTGATAAAAGATATGATATACATCAAACAGATCGTATAATAAGACTAGTTGTTAATGGGATAAAAAAATGAAATCCGTAAGAATTGAAGTGTTTGATTCTATAAAAAGAACAACTAAAATATGGGATTATCGTTATCTTTATCCTTTTGATGATCGTGTTATAGCATTAAGGGACAGAGATTTTAATGAGACGATTTATAGTTTTAGACAATTAAATAGTAATTTATCAGCATTGTTAGAACCAGTAGCAGGAATGAAATATGAACTATAACGAACAAGAATACCTAACACTACTAGAATATGTTCTGGAAAATGGACAAGAAGTCTCTGACCGAACAGGTATAGGGACTAAAAGTGTATTTGGTCAGCAACTCCGATTTGACTTGAAAGAAGGATTTCCGGCACTCACAACCAAGAAACTTGCTTGGAAATTTTTAGTGGGTGAATTACTCTGGTTTCTGGAAGGATCGACTGATGAACGAAGGTTGGCAGAAATCATATACGGAAAGCCAAGACAAGAACTGATCACTAAACGCACTATTTGGACAGATAATGCTGATAATCAAGGCGTTGCTCTAGGCTATGAGCATAATGATTTATATAAAGGTTTAGGGCCAGTTTATGGTTCACAGTGGAGAGATTTTTATGGTGTAGATCAAGTAAAAGATGTGATAAGTGAAATCAAAAATAATCCTAATTCCAGACGATTATTAGTTTCGGCATGGAATCCTTCGGATATGCCAGCTATGGCTCTTCCGCCATGCCATTTTGCATTTCAATTCAAAGTATATGGTGATCAGCTTTCTTGTATGATGACACAACGCAGTGCAGATATAGGCCTTGGAATTCCGTTTAATATAGCATCTTACGCTTTACTAACACATATCATCGCTCGTGAATGTAGACTTAAACCAAATGAGTTGATCATTAATCTAGGTGATGCACACGTTTACTTGAATCATGTCGAAGCACTGAAGAAACAACTTGAACGTGAACCTTATCCGGCCCCAGAACTAGAAATTGATCCTGAATTCGATCTACAAAATGTGCTTGACGGTAAGTCTTTCTCTGATACTGACATGTTCAAGTTAAAGAATTATCAATATCACCCAACAATTAAAATGGAAATGGCTATTTAGTTACCACCAAAACCTTCGGGTGGTTTCTCATTAATACTATCCATGTCTTGTCGGTATCCTCTCCGGGCTCTTTCTACTTTTTCTTGACCTCGTGTCCAAGATGCTAGACCAAGAATAGCACCGATAGCCAAGTGAAACATTCCGCCCTGCCCTAGTGTCAAGGATTCCCATACAACCAATGGGTTTCCTGTCATTGCGGCAAATGCAGTGAATAAAATAGCTCCGAAAATAAAATCGAACAAGATTATTGCAACGTATGAATATGCGACGATCGGGCGCCAATGCGAAGTCATAAAATCTTCATATTCACGTTGTATTGATTTTTGTGTAGTTGTGGTAATTATCTTACCATCTTTTTTTTGTTCTGGCATATTGAAAATCCAAACTTCTTGAATAAATAGTCTTTGTATTATGCTTATTTATTAGGTAGTACAAGAAAAACTCGCTTAATAAAGGAGAAAAACTATGCCAAACTTAGATAAACTATTCAATAACTCAATCGGTTTTGATTCTATTTTTAATCGTCTATATGACGAACCGATTAATTATCCTCCATATAATATCGTCCAAGAATCAGATACTGAATACACTATTACTCTTGCTCTGGCAGGGTTTACGGAAGATGATGTTTCTATTGAACAAAGAAAAAATCGTCTGGTCGTAAAAGGTTCGGTGTCTACCGAAACCAAGACTTATATTCACCGAGGTATTGGAAAGCGTTCCTTCGAAAGAACATTCTTTATTTCTGATCATGTAGAAGTTACTAGTGCTTCTATGGAGAATGGACTGTTGAATATTTCATTAGTCAAAAACATTCCAGAAGAACTTCAACCAAAACGAATAGAGATACAGAGAAAACGACATCTTTTAGTTGAATAAGCTTGGTGACTATTGATATAATAGGTGGGTATTAAATAATAATGCCCACCTGAATAGTATTAGAATAGGAAATCATGACAAGTAAAGCATTTCAGTACAGCAACTTTGAAATTCATCGATCGGATATTCTACTCCGCGGTTATGACAAGACTAGAAATAAAAAATTCCAAATCAAAGAACCCCTAAAACCTAAGCTCTACGTTCCTTCTAAAAATAGTTCTGAATATGAAAATATTCATGGTGAACCTATGGAGCAGATGGAATTTGAATCTCCACGAGCTGCACGGGATTTCCAGAAGAAATATGCAGATGTGGCTGGTTTTGAAGTCCACGGGTTTAATAACTTTCATTATACCTATATCAATGAACTATTCGGTATGGATATGGATTATGATCCGTCATTAGTCCATGTCATGAACTTTGACGTTGAGGTCGCTGCCGATGAAGGATTTCCTTCAATTGAATTGGCCAACAAAGAAGTCACGGCTATCACCTGTGAAAGTTCAGGTGTCTATACTGTATTTGGTACTAAGGAGTTTGATGACTCTGATCTGGATAATGTCACCTTCATTCAGTGTCGGGATGAAAAAGATCTATTAATTAAGTTCATTGAATTTTGGTCTAATGATTATCCTGATGTAATTACTGGTTGGAATATTGAATATTTTGATATACCGTATATGGTTCATCGTATTGACAGAATACTTGGTAATGAATGGGTCAAGAAACTCTCACCTTGGAGTTATGTATCACGGAGGGAAACTCGTTTAGGTAATAAAATCAATGTTACTTATGATATTTCCGGTATCGCTAATCTGGACTATCTTCATCTGTATAAAAAATTCGTGATGAAACCCCGTGATAGTTATAAGCTTGATAATATTGCCCATGTAGAATTAAAAGAAAAGAAAATTGACTACTCGGAATATGAATCACTCCTTGATCTATACAAGAAAGATTATAGAAAATTCATTCTCTATAATATCAAAGATACTGAACTTATCCGGCGTCTTGATGACAAGCTAAAACTTCTAGAACTTGTTTATGCTATTGCTTATTCTATTGGTGTGAACTATGTGGATGTTCTTACTACTGTTCGTCTGTGGGATGTTCTTATTCATAACTATTTGATCAGTCAAAAGATTGTAGTACCTTATGAAAAACATGGTATTGCAGCTGCATCTATTCCTGGTGGATATGTCAAAACACCAAATGTCGGTATGTACGAATGGGAAGTGACTGTTGACTTGGCTTCACTGTATCCTCATTTGATCATGCAATATAATATTTCACCAGAAACCATTCGTGAACATATCGGACATAATCTTGGTTCAGAAGAAGTCATTAATGAACTTGTAAAATCCAAGCTAGAAACTGGTGTATTCCTAGAACAACTACAGGAACATAATCTGGCACTTGCCGGTTCTGGATGGACTTTCTCTCGTGACAAGCAGGGGTTCCTTCCAGCCATCATGGAGAAATATTTCAATAAGCGTTCTGAATACAAGAAGAAAATGCTAGACTTTGAAACAAAAGTTCAAGAAAATATTAAATCAGGTTCATCTGATACTGAAATCACTGAACTAAAAAATAAAGTTTCACAGTTTGATACTCTCCAAATGGCCATGAAAGTGGGTATTCTGAACTCCGGTTATGGTGCTTTACTGAATCAATATTTCAGGTGGTTTGATACTCGTCTAGGCTCATCAGTAACACTCTCCGGACAGATGGTCATTAAATGGACCGAGAAAGTAATTAATGAATATCTGAATAAAACACTAAAGACTAAAGGAGAAGATTATGTCATTACGATCGATACGGATTCTTGTATCATTACGCTTAAGCCTTTGGTCGACAAAATTGTCCCTGAAGGTACTGAAAAATCAGAAATTGTCAGTCTCTTGGATAAGGTTTGTAAAGATAGAATTCTACCTACTATTCATAGTGCTTATGACGAACTTGGCAGACTTACTAATGCCTTCGAACAAAAAATGAAAATTGACCGAGAAGTGATTGCCGATCGTGGTATTCACCTTGGTAAAAAACACTACATTCTGAATATGCTGGCCAAGGAAACAACAGTCTATGCAGAACCAGAATTGAAGATGATGGGTATTTCTGCCATCAAGTCTTCTACACCAGAACCTTGTAGAGATGCACTAAAAGAAATCCTCAAGATTATCATGTCTGGTACTGAAAAAGATGTTCAGACTTATATTGGAAAATTCCGAAAAGAATTCTATTCGATGAACTTCGAAGATGTGTCATTCCCTCGTGGTGTAAACGGTCTTGACAAATATCAGGATGCAGTTCTGATATATTCTAAAGGTACACCTATTCACGTCCGTGGTTCACTTCTCTATAACTCATTTCTAAAGAAAATGAACCTTACTGAAAAGTACCAGAAAATTCAAGAGGGTGACAAAATCAAGTTCTGTTATCTCCAAACACCAAATCCGTTGAAGGAAAATGTCATTGCAGTGCCTGACATGCTTCCTCGACAGTTTGGTCTACACGAATATATTGACTATGAACTACAATTTGAAAAAGGATTCCTAGATCCACTGAAAGATATTCTTGTTGTGGTCGGTTGGGATATTGAAAAAAGAAATAAAATTGACGACTTTTTCTCATAACAAAGGAGTATAATATGGCAGATTCAACAGTAGTTACACGGAAACATATCCGGAGAGTTCAAGAACTTCTTCATGATACAGCAATTGTAGAACTTATGAAGAGATCACGACTACATGATCTATCTAAGTTTGAAGATGTAGAACGAGTTCCTCTGGATAAAATGCAAGAACTTATTGAAAAAGAAGGTCAAGCACAATTCGGTACACCGGAATACAAGAAAAGAACTGATCTACTTGGTGAAATGATCACACATCACAGAGCTAATAATTCCCATCATCCTGAATACTATGAAGACGGTGTGAATGGTATGGACTTATTTGACGTCATGGAAATGTTTTTTGATTGGAAGGCCGCATCAGAACGTGGTGAAGACTCTTGTATGAGACTTGGTGCTGCATGTGACAAATATGAAATCGATCCACAACTTAGAAAGATCCTCTATAATACAGCTGAAAGACTAGGTTACAAGGCTGATGAATAAATAGTACCGTGGAGTAGCTCTCTACATAAAATCAAACAGCAATAAAAAGGAAAATAAATGTCCGCACTACTAGACAAACTAAAGAAGTCTGGGTCTATCAAACACGCATCTATCGTTGAAGATTCAGCATTTTTCAATTCCACAGAAAATGTAAAGACCGATTTACCTATTTTGAATTTAGCCTTTTCGGGTGATTTCAATAAAGGGTTTTCACCTGGTCTCACTTTCTTGGCCGGTGAATCAAAAAGCTTCAAGACACTTCTAGGTCTTTACTGTATGAAAGCTTACCTTGACAAATATCCAGAAGGTATTTGTCTGTTCTATGATTCTGAATATGGCACGACTCCTGATTATCTAAAAACTAATGGTATTGATACTTCTCGTGTCCTTCACGTTCCTATTGAGCATGTAGAGCAGTTGAAATTTGATATCGTGAAAAGACTTAAAGATCTAGAACGTGGTGATAAAGTATTCATCTTCATTGATTCAATCGGTAACTTAGCATCAGTAAAAGAAGTTGAAGATGCTGAAAATGAAAAATCAGTTGCCGATATGTCTCGTGCTAAGGCACTTAAATCTCTATTCAGAATTATTACTCCTTCACTCACAGCTAAAGAACTACCTTGTATAGCAATTAACCACATCTATAAAGAAATGGGTCTTTATCCAAAATCTATCATGGGTGGCGGTTGTTTGGTAGAAAATACTGAAGTGCAAATGTATGACGGTAGTATGAAATTTATTCAAGATATTAAAGTTGGCGATTTAGTAAAAACTTTAGAAGGACCTAAATCTGTAGAACATACTTGGAATCCAGAAACTTTAGAAATTGGCGAACCAGAATGTTTTGAAATAGAATTTGAAGATGGTTATACTGTAACTTGTTCTGATAATCACCCCTTTCTGACAGATAAAGGATGGGTTAAAGCTAAGGATCTCACAATAGATATGAATATTGTTTCAGCAGAGTAAATAGTACCATAGTCAAAGTGCATTTTTAATAAATAATCCTATACTAAACTATAGGAGTTTAAAAATGCACGTAGTCTATTTTATAACGTTTATTGATAGAAAAGATAATAACATCCAACCTTATTATTATATTGGATCAAAATCCAACTGCACTTTTGATGGATATAATATATTAGATAAAAAAGGTAAAATATATTATGGTTCTAGTAACAGAAATGACTATCAAAAAATTGTTAGATCAGAAAAAATAAAAGTAGATATTTTATATGAAACAGAAAATTATGACGATTGTTTAAACCAAGAAAGAAATATACAACTACAAAATGACGTCGTAGTTGATACTCGTTTCTTTAATGCATCTTTGGCACTAGAAAATAATTTTCATAAACCTAATTATGGTACTTATAGACATATTGAAACTGGAAAGAAAGTACGATTAGAGAAAAATCATCCTAAAGTTTTAGATGGTACTTATATTAATATTAATAAAGGATATAAAACATATAATAACGGCACTATACAAAAACAGTTTTTGAATGAAACAGATGTTCCTGAAGGTTGGACAAAAGGTGTTTTAGAAAAAAATAAACTTAAAGGTGAAAATAATCCATTTTATGGTAAAAAACATACTGAAAAAAGCAAAAAGAAAAATCGTGAGGGACAAGAAAATTTTAAAAAAAATAATCCTGAACTTTATGATGAAATGATAGAAAAAAGACGTAAAAGAACTTCATTGACTTTTAAGGGTGTGCCTAAATCAGAAGAATCTAATAGAAAAAGAATTAGACGTAATTTAATAATGTTAAAAAATATTCATACAGGTGAATGTGTGCGTGTAGATAAAAAATTCAAAGACGATTATGATTCTAATGTTTGGAAAAACCCTTATGCAGCAAAAAAACACCAAATGATAAAATGCCCTCATTGTGGTAAAATTAATGAATATAATTCATCTTTCAAAAGATGGCATTTTGATAAATGTAAAAAAAGGAAAATTGAATGCGAATAAATTCTATAAAATCAGTAGGTAAAAAACCCGTATATGATATTACCGTGTCAAATATACATCATTATTTTTTAAAAAATGGTGTAGTTACACATAATTCCGGCGGAATGTATTCAGCGAATACTATCTTTTTCATCACTAAAGCACAAGAAAAAGATGGCACTGATCTGGCTGGTTATAAATTCACTATCAATATTGAAAAATCACGATATGTCCGTGAAAAATCTAAGTTTCCATTTGTAGTCACTTATGAAAAAGGTATAGACAAATATTCCGGTCTCCTTGATTATGCTCTACAAGGTGAATTTGTTATTAAACCGTCTATGGGTTGGTACCAGAAAGTCGATCCGGATACTGGTGAAGTACTAGAAGGTAAGTACCGAGAAAAGGATACTCACACTAAAGAATTCTGGGATATGTATCTAAGTAGTGATAAATTTCTTGATTATTGTTCATCGAGGGTTAAACTTGGTTCAGTGAAACTAGATAAAGAAGATCTAGTTGAAGAAACATTAAAAGAACTAGAATAAACCTTCTTTAATTGAAATAACAGTATGGCACTGTGTATAATGGTGCCATATTAGTCAGTGTAATACAATAATTGAGGTATCTATGGAAGACGTTATCATCGGGAATCTGATACATAATGAGGAATATACACGAAAAGTCATACCATTTATTCAAGAAGATTATTTTTCAGAACAGTCTAGTAAAATAGTTTATAAGTTAATCGCTTCACATATTGGAAAGTATAATAAACAACCAACTAAGGAAGTTATTCATGTTGAACTAGAAAATATGGAACTCATTGAACCTGTCTATAATGCATCAGTAGCACTCATATCAAAACTAGAACCAGATAACAAGTCCGATCTGAAATGGCTAATTGACTCAACAGAGAAGTGGGCACAAGACCGAGCACTATATAATGCTATCATGAGAGCAGTGAAGGTCTATGATGGCTCTGATAAAGATATGGGTCGTGGAACACTTCCACAGTTAATGTCTGATGCACTTGGTGTGAGTTTTGAGACTTCGATTGGTCATGATTATATTGATGACTGGGAAAAACGTTACGAATTCTATACAGAAAACAAACGACGGCTACCTTTTAATATTGAAATTCTGAATAAAATCACTGATGGTGGTCTTTTTGGTAAAACACTAACAGTAATGGTTGCTCCAACTGGTGTTGGTAAATCTCTAGTACTTTGTGATCTGGCTGCATCATATTATTCTAATGGCAAAAATGTTCTGTATATCACTCTTGAAATGTCCGAGGAAGAAACTTCACAGCGAATAGATGCTAATCTTATGGGTATTGATATCGGTATGGTATCGAAAATGCCCAAAGATGTGTTTGAAAAGAAAATCAATAAAATAAGAGAAAAGACTGCAGGGAAATTAATCATTGAAGAATTTCCAACAGCCGCCGGTAATGTGAATCATTTCCGACATCTTTTGAATGAACTAGCACTGAAGAAAAAATTTAGACCTGACGTTATTTTCATTGACTATATCAATATTTGTTCTTCGGCTAGACTGAAAAATGGAGGAAATCATAATTCGTATACGATCGTGAAATCAATCGCAGAGGAAATTCGTGGTCTGGCAATTGAATATGATGTTCCAATTTTGACTGCCACACAGACTAATCGTTCTGGTGCAACCGATTCTGATTATGAAATCGATCAAATTGCTGAGAGCTTCGGAATTGCGCATACTGCGGACCTCGTGCTTGGTATCATCAGAACTGAGGAACTTGATAATCTAGATCAGGTACTTTTTAAGCAATTGAAAAATCGATATAATGATCTGAATTATTATCGGCGATTTGTCGTGGGTATTGACCGAGCCAAAATGAGACTTTTTGATACAGATAATTCAGCTCAAGACAAGGTCTCTAATGAAACAAGCCCAGACAATCCGGTCTTTGATAAGGGCAAATTCTCTGAAGATGGGAAAAATGACCGTAAGAAAAAATTGAAAAATTTGTCGGTCTGATGGTTGACATATGGTTCTAATGGTGTAGTATCTGAATATCAACTCAAAAGAGGAGAAACACACTATGAACTTTCGTCAAATGTCTGTGAAACAACTCGCATTGATTATCACAGGCCTTCGATCCATCTATATTGAAGATTCTGAAAAAGAACGTCAGAAAATGATCGAAGCTTGTGAAACAGAGCTATCCACACGAGGATATTCTATGTCATTTTCTGACGTTCCGGTACCAACTTGATTGGCACCGACAAGAAATGAAACAGGGCTAAAGAGATCTTGAAAGTCTCTTTGGCCCGGCCCTGCAAATGGATATAGGAAATTTTCAAGGTTTTCTATGTGGGATCGTTCCCCACCAGGGTCAACAATTGGGTGTGCGCCGGAGTTGGAGAGCCGGGCTTGGCTGTAAACCAGGTGCCTTTGTAGGGCTGAGTAGGTTCGACTCCTACCACACTCACCAAATTTTCAAAAAAAATCAAAAATGCGGTTGACATATGGTTCTAATGGTGTAGTATCTAAATATCAACTGACCGATTGAGGTCACATAGAGGAGAAACACTATGGATATCACAACTGTAACCATTGAACATCTTAATCATTTCGCGAAAATTCGTGAAATTTTTGAAGGTCACGGACTGGAAGTCAGAACCATTCATGGTGATCTTACCAATGCTGAAGCTACTTTCGGTAAATATGATATCTGTACAAGATCCAATGCTACGGGAAAACTCAAAATGTACAAGATCAATCTTTATGGTGATGCAGTTCCTGAAGAAGGAATGTACTACTGATAAATTTTAATACCCACATAGCTCAACTGAATAGAGCAGCGGATTTCTACTCCGCAGGTTGTAGGTTTGAGTCCTACTGTGGGTGCCAATTCTGGACCAGCTTCTCCTCCTTCTGTGTAATGGTCTAGTGCCAGTGGGTCTGATACACCGCGACTGGCAACTTATTTTTGATCACGGAGTGATAAAATGACTGAAACTATGTATGAAATTGCGTTTTTGAAAAATATTCAAGTTGATAAAATTTTTTGGCTTGACGGTATCATCGAGACTATCAATGATCGTGATTTCTTTGATGATTATATCATTCCTATTTTTGATGGTGAAAATATCATGAAAGTATGGAAATGTTCGCTGAAGCGCCTGATTATGTAAAAGAAGGTAACGAAGAAACATTTATTGAATGGTTTCAGGATGAACGTATCACAGGTTTCATTGTGATCCTTTCTACACCTGTTCCAGAATTCATGGACGATTCAGAAACGATGCATTCATATACGTGGGGACGATATTGGACTATTGCAATTTATGTCACTAATCTTGAACAAGTACCGGAAATGGCTATAGAATGGCGTGATAAAATGCATCATGAAGAATATCTCCGACAGAAAGAAATGAAACTATGACTGAACCGATTCTTTATATTTTGATGCGAAATGATCTAGCATCACTCAATCCCGGTAAGGCATGTGCTCAAGCGGCACATGCTGCAAACGATGCACAAACTATTCTTGGATTAGGTCATGATCGTAGTCGCCCTGAATTACAAGAACTATTTTATGAGTGGAAACATTCTGCTAATAGAAACTTCGGTACGACAATTGTTCTGGAAGCGCCATGGGACGAAATCAAAAATACTATTGATCATATCCAGAATATTTCTTCAGGATACACCAATAATATTCATGATCCCACTTATCCGATTCGTGATGGTGAAGTCACTCATCTCATTCCCTTGAATACATGCGCTTGGGTGTTCGGTGATAGGAATGAACTTAGTCCCTATCTGGAACATTTGGAGCTTATGAAGTGATTGCTGGTATTGTAACATTCGTCTTTGCGTTATATTTGTATCGTGTTTATTTCAAAACTATTGTACCAAAACAAAAACTAACCAAACTAAGGGTAGTAAGTCAATTCACTTCTGAGGTATTTTGGGGCACGGTAGTAACATTGATTGCATCTATTATATTTTCAACTGGTGTGTTCACTGCTGGTATCGGTTGGCTCTTTGCTATTCTAGTGAATATTAGGAAAATTGAACAATTGTGAAACAATGAAAGTAAATATTATTAATACTAAAAATTTAAGTGAAGAAACAGTCAAAGAAATTTTTTCATTTACATATTTCGTCCTAGAAAAATATTTCAGGAAACCTCGGAGAAATAAAATCGAGGTCGATATCGTTTTCGTTGATAATCTAGAAAAGGATACTGGAATGACTGCCTCGTGTATATGGGAAGATACACACTACAGACCTAATGAATTCACCATTGAAATTGATACAGGATTATCATTCATTTCACTTATCAATGCACTTGGTCATGAACTCACTCACGTGAAACAGTGGGGACTTGGTCATTTCTATGAGATGGTCTCTAAGTCTAAAGGTCATAATAAGATTTATAAGTTCTGTTCGAAGGAATATGAATATAACAAGAAAAAATATTTAGATCTACCATGGGAAATTGAAGCTATAGCAAATTCTATTACACTGCCTCTGGAGTACTGTCATGCCAGAGGATTAAATACTTATGACTATTTACCCTTTGAATTATTGTCTCTGGAGGAACAAGAAAAACATGGATATATCGCCTATAGAAACCAGGTTGAAAGAACGCATTGAAGAATATTTTGAATTTAGAAAAGGTCGAGACTTCAGACAACGAGAAGTAGATTTACTTCGAGAAGCAGTACATACTATCAAAAAATTAAGAGAGCAAGTGAAAGAGGGACCTCAGAAATGAGAGTCCCTTTATTCATAAATAATTGAAAAACAGGACTCTCCAATATGCTATCATTTAAAGATTATCTATTTGAAAAAGAATGTCAACAAGTTACCAAGGCTGAATTAGCAAAATTCGAAGGAATAGTAGACCAACTATTCAAAAAATTTGATATCAACTTTGATTTCACTAAACACTTTCATGAACGAATGTCTCATTCTCGGAATAACCCTTGCATTGAACTAAAAGAAATTGGTAAGATGATCACGAAGATCTATAAAGAGAAGTTGAAGGGTAAACACCGAATCAGTGATATGAAGGGTCTGGAAGCAGTTCTCCATGATGTGAATTCTAAGATCAATATTCCTGTGGCAATTGAGTATGATAAACGAAATGATGAATTGAGAATAGCGATGAAGACGATAATGAGAAAGAAGGACTTTAAGTCACCTGATCCCATATTGAGATATTAAATAGATGAGTTATGAAAAATTAATTGAAATTAGAAAAGAGTCAGTCTCTGGTGAAAGTGACTGGACATGGATTAAGTCCGATAAAGGTGCATTCGAAGGTCCTAAGAAAGACTGGGAAGAGCATAATGCTGTTAAGTATTTTAAGTACTTAAAGAAAAAAGAAGTCTGTGTCACTGCCGGTGGTAACTGTGGTATGTATGCTCGTCTGTATTCTAAGATTTTTGATTGTGTTATTGCGTTCGAACCAGATCCACTAAATTTTCACTGTCTGGTGAATAATACACAAACAGATAATGTCGTGAAAATTCAAGCCGCTCTTGGTGAAAAAGCATCATTCGGAAATATTGTTCGGAAAAGTATGACTAATGTAGGTATGCATCGTATGGAGGGCACAGAAGGCATCATTCCTATCATGACCATTGATAGTTTTAATTTCCCTGATATAGACCTTCTCCAACTAGATGTAGAGGGATTTGAACAAAGAGTGATTGAAGGTGCTGTAGAAACTTTGAAGAGATGTAATCCAGTGATTGTAGTAGAACGAAATAACTCTGAAAAATTTCTTCAATCACTAGGTTATAGGTTTGTAGAACAGTCTGGTCATGCCGATAGGATCTATATCCGATCATAAATAAACTAAAAGGGAATTACATGACTGAAGAAAATAAGACAAAAGATAAAGAAAAGACAAAGAAGTCTGGTAAGACTGACACTGGGCATAAACCTGGTGAAATTGAACTAGAGCCAGAGCTGAAAAACAGAGTAAATGAAGAAGATCTTTCTGAACTCTCTGTTCAGCAAAGGCTTAAGCGAAAAGTTCGGATGCGGAGACTACAACCTCGTTTGAGAGTTGGTAGACGTAGAGCCGAAAGACGTGGTGCTACTCAAGATGTAGTCAAGCGCAGAGCTCAAAGACGTGCTCGTTCGGCCGTGAAAAAGAGATTATCAGGTGGAAGACAGACTACAGGAGCATCTGATAAGAAACGTATCGAACGTATGGCCGATAAGCGGAAAGGTGTAATTTCCCGTCTGGCCAGGAGAAAAAGAGTTGATGTTCGGAGGGACGCTTCAAAGAAACGAAGTACTCGCCGCGAAGATATTGATGTTCTATTCACTAATTTTCTTCTATCAGAGGAAGTGAATATTCATGATGATCAAGAACTTCTAGAGTCTATTGCTTATGTATATGATTTACTTCATGAAGATAACTAATAAGGATAATTAAATGGTTGACCGTTATAGCAAATTCTATAATTCACAAGTTACACCACCAACAGATGCATTTAGTATTACACCTGCTAATACCGATATAGATGTTTTTCCTAAATCGCTTTATATTGGTGGTGCTGGTAATCTGGTAGTTTTAACACTTGAAGATTCTGAAGTGACATTCGTGTCTGTTCCCGCCGGGACTGTATTGAATATCAGAGTAAAACAGGTTCTCACTTCTACTACGGCTACAGATATTGTTGGTATGATTTAATAGAAATTATAAATAATAAAGAGTACCAATACTAGTCAATAATAAAAAGGAATAAAAATGTCTTGGGGAAATACAGACGACGCAGCTAATTCAGTATTCTATGCTACTGCTGGATTAAAAACAACTGCTAATTCATCAAATCAAACAGCACTGTTTGGCAATACTACAGCAGATGCATTTATTACAAATGCAACAGTAGGTCTTTATGGTGTGGATACTACAGAACAACTAGTAGCACGTGAAACGGGATCACCCAAAGGGGCACATGCCGGTTGGAACCTTCGCACTGAAGGAACTGGTGGTCGTGCTGGTCGTGTTTCTTTTGAAACCCTTGTTGCCATGTCATCAATCACAGGTGATGCTGACGATGATGCAGTGTTTCCTGACCTAGGTATCGTCATCACTGAACAACCTGTTTCAGATTCCGGTACTGCCGCAGAGGATGATATCGTCACATTCACAGTCGTTGCCGAATCAGTCCCTGCTGGTGAAACACTTACCTATCGTTGGGAAGTTGATGAAACCGGTGTTGGTGATGCCTTTGCTAATGCTGCTGCAGGTGCAACATATTCTGACGTTACAACACCTACACTTTCAGTGGAAGCAAATACAGCAACCGATGGAACACTTGTCCGTGCTGTTATTACACTGTCCGGTGCAGAAACAGTTACTTCAGACGAGGTTACACTGACTATCGTGTAATAAGTGATTGACAGAATGGAAATTTTGACTGACAGTAACCAAGTTCTTTATGCAGCTAAATATTACGATAATCCTCAGTGCACAAGCACTGAGGAATTTTATGAAGATCTGAATAGGTTTCGATATATTCGGAGACTTCTTAGGAAATATCAAAGAAATAAAGTACTAAAAACTTCACTTATATTAAATCATCTCATAGTAGTCACTAATATGTTTGGTCCTATCCCAGTAGTACGACTTCTCTATTTGACTTGCAAAGATCAATTTGAAGTTCTAGTACCTTTCCTGATTTTCTTGAATATGTTTCCAGAAAAAATAGAAAATGTGACCGATATAAATATAATATATACAGATTCCTTTCCTGTTGATAACTACATAGTACAGGAACTAAGAAAAATAAGAGGCTAATATGGCTCGCGGTGTCGACCTTTTCATGGTTTACCAGCTCATACGAAAATTGACAACTCCATTTGATGAGACTGAAGCTTATAAACTCGGTATCATCAATAAAGATGGCGAGTTCCTGAAAACACGGAGAGAATTACGTACTACTGAGGAACGTAAAGCACTCGGTGTATTTGATGTTTTGGTGTTCAATCTCAAGAAAATTCTAGCAAGAGTACCTGGTGGGAGAACTCGTCTGGGGACTTATGCTGCTGCTATGTGGCTTATCAAAGAAGGCACTGAAGAGAAAGAACATATCAATTCGGATCAATTACACGAAGAGTTGATGGAATATTATTCAATTCTTGAAGATGGACCCACTGTATCAGCTGGTTCTGGTAATATTGCAGGAATTGGTATCGGACCAAAGGGTGAACCTGGAGTGACAAGAACACAACAGAGAAAACACCGAAAAAGAAACAAGACTACGGGACCTATAATTTCATCTATCAAACGTCGTAAAGATATTGAAGAAGCTTTTGATAGACCAGAAAAGTTTACTGTAAAATCATTTTCTGGTAAATATATTGCATCTACTAATATAGATGGAAAAGAGCTTTATTTTAATGCTGGTGTCCGAAGAGATTTTGATGATGAATATTGGTCAGTTATTTTTTCTTATGATGATTCCATGAGTATCACAGGAACAGGAAATCAAGTCAAAATATTTTCCACTGTAGTAGCTATGTTTAAAGATTTTGTTGAAAAGAAAAACCCTGACGAAATACAATTCACTGCAGAAAAACAAGGTTCTCGTGATACACGAACTTCTTTATATGAAAGAATGCTTAAACGATTCGCTAAAAGTCAAGGTTATTCATTCGAAAATAAATCTGTAGGGGTTCAAAATAAATTCGTCATGAAGAAAGAAGCTTAATATGTTTTCTGGTATATGGTCAAAAATAACAATAGGACTAGTAATAGTTCTAATGACAGTTTCTACTGGATTTTACTGGTACTATACTAATACTCAAAATAGAATAGAAGTTTTCCAAACTAATCAAGCTCGTCTTGAATTGGCTGTGAGCATGCAAGAACAGACTATTGAACGTCAGAGAATATTCCTAGAAATGCACCAAGAATATTCCAGACAACTTCAGCGTGGACTAGCAGAAGCAGAGACTGCAAGAAGTGAACTAGAAGAAATATTCCAGAGTCATGATCTGGATGAACTAGCCAGACAACGACCTGGTCTTATAGAAAATAGAATTAACAGAGGAACTCGTGATGTATTCAGACAACTTGAACAAGAAACACAAGAATGGTATGATGAAAGTATTTCTCGCTAGTATTGTTTCTGCACTAATTCTAATTGGGTGTTCAACAGCTCCTTCTGAAATAGAAATCAGAACAATCCAAGAAGAACTTAGAATTTCAGCCCCTGATAGACCTCGTCCTCTCCGACTGAATGATATTTCCTTCCGAGTAGTATCTGCATCTAATCTAGAACAATTCATCCAAGAATATTCAGACGGTAATGATAGATCCTGGTTTATGATAAGCCCTAGTGACTATGAAAGACTTGCATTGAATATTGCCGAACTAAGAAGATACATACACCAACAAGAACAAATTATAGTTTACTATGAGAACTTAACACAGAATTAGTTTACACTCTCACTAATCCTTGTATAATAGGTGATGCCTATTAAATAACAGGAGTGTAATTAGTGTCTGTTTGGATCGATCGTAAGTATGCGTCTATATTTGGAAATACATATCTAGAAAAATACACTGTCAAAAAAACCAGCCCATATCTAGCGAATTTTCGATGTCCCGTCTGTGGTGACTCACAAAGTAATAAGAATAAAACTCGCGGATATTTCTATGAAATTGATAACAAGCTAAATGCAAAGTGTCATAACTGTGGATGGTCAACTACATTTTCATCTGCAATCCGACAGTTTGCACCTAATCTCTATGAAGAATATTCACTGGAAAATTTCCGTGAAAAACAAGACTCTCCATTAATTTCTTCATATGAATCTGATATATCCAAGACTCCACTGAAGCGAATTGACAAATTTGAACCGTTCAAGAACCTTCAGAAAGTGTCACAGCTACCGCATGATCACTATGCAAAAAAGTATATTGTGCAAAGATGCATACCACCGAAAGAACACTTTCGACTTTACTATACAAAAACCTTCTATAAATGGGCTAACTCGATAGTCCCTGATAAATTTCCTGAATATTCCCTCAAAAACGATGAAGCCCGAATAGTTTTACCCTTTATCAATGAAAAGGGTTATGTATTTGGTTTTTCTGGTCGAGCAATAAATAAGAATACTTCACTACGCTATGTGACAGTGATTTTTAACGAAACAGAGAATAAAATATTTGGACTAGATCGTATTGATCGGTCAAAGGATATTATAGTCGTTGAAGGACAATTTGATGCACTATTTATAGACAATGCCGTTGCTCTTGCAGGATCTGATGGTAATCTAGACTATATTGCTAAAAAGAAAGATATGGTTATAGTACTAGATAATCAACCTAGGAACAGAGAATTAGTGTATAAACTAGAGCACTTAGTGTATAATGATTATCGCGTAGTAATATGGCCAAATACATTTCCATATAAAGATATAAATGAAGCAGTGATGGATAGGATTGAGCCTTTGATGATTGAAAAAATGATAAGAAATAATACAGTTTCTGGTCTGGAAGCTCAGATTAGATTTAGTAATTGGAAGAAAATATAACAGAAGGTATACAAATGCACGCCGTAAAGTTTGTTCTAAAAAGAAATGGTAATACAGAATATTTTGATCCAGATAAAATCAAAGCTGCTGTTGAAAAAGCAATGCGTTCCACTAAAATCAAAAGTAAATCATTAGCACAAGAAATTACACAAGGTGTTCTAGAAAAACTAGAAGAAAAAAATGAATCTCTAGTAGAAGTAGATAATATTCATAAATTAGTTGAAAATACTATTATGGACATGGGTCTACATAATTTGGCTCGTGAATATATTGTTTATCGTTTCTCTAATATGCCAGATATTTTTCGAAAACGGACAAACTTAAAACCATACGAATATCCACAACTTGTTGAATATGTTGAAGCTATCAGACATTCTTATTGGATACACACCGAATTCAATTATTCATCTGATATTCAGGATATGAAAGTTAGAATGACTCCAGAGGAAGTAGAAATTGTAAAGAAAGCGATGCTTGCAATTTCACAAATTGAAGTACAAGTAAAAACCTTCTGGGCTAAAATTGGTGATAAACTACAAAAACCAGAAGTTCAAGCTGTCGGTGTAACTTTTGGAGAATCAGAAGTACGACATGCAGATGCTTATTCTAATCTTATCGAAATCATGGGACTAAACAAAGAATTTGAAGAATTAGTGGAAGTTCCAGCTATCAAAAAGCGTATAGCATATTTAGAACAAGCAATACAAGCACCAGTAGATAATAAAGATTATTTCCATCGTATCATATTATTTTCTATGTTTGTTGAAAATGTATCCTTATTTTCACAGTTTTTAATAATGATGGCTTTTAATAAACATAAAAATATGCTCAAAGGTATTTCTAATGCAGTAGAAGCGACTTCCAAAGAAGAAGATATTCATGCTAGATTTGGCTTTGATCTAGTTAATATTATCAAAAAAGAAAATCCAGATTGGTGGGATAAAGATACTATTACAGAAGTTAACAGGTTATGCCGCGACGCTTACAAAGCAGAAGCTGCTATTGTAGATTGGATTTATGGTGATGCAGACTTAGATTTTTTACCTAAAGAAACAGTTAAAGATTTTCTTAAACATAGATTCAATCAATCATTACAAGCTATTGATATGAAACCCATCTATGAAGTAAGTGACAAAAGTATTACGGATACTGACTGGTTTGTTGAAGAAATTCTTAGTACTAAGAATATAGACTTTTTTGTAAAAAGAAGTACTGCATATTCAAAGAAAACAAAAGCTTTCACTGAGGATGACTTATTTTAGTAAAAAGGAACACAATAATGGAAAAATTTTACTGGTTGAATGATGAATCACGGAAATTTCTATCTAGAGGATATTTAAATGAAAATGAAAAACCTGAAGATAGAATTCGTGAAATTGCTGATACAGCCGAAAAGTATCTTGGTATAGAAGGTTATGGTGATAAATTTTACGAATATGCTAGTCGTGGTTACTATTCTTTTTCTTCTCCTGTTTGGGCTAATTATGGTAAGGCACGAGGTCTACCAGTATCATGTTTTGGCTCTTATATAGATGATAATATGGAAAGTATTCTTTATGGTGTTGCCGAAAATGGTATGCTAATGAAAAATGGTGGAGGAACTTCGGGTTATTTTGGCGCTTTAAGAGGCCGAGGAGCAACTATTACTAATTCAGGTGAATCATCTGGAGCAGCCCATTTTCTTCAACTATATGATACTCTAGCTTCTGTAGTATCACAAGGTTCTGTTCGGAGAGGATTCTTTTCTGGATATATTGATATCGATCATCCTGATGCAGATGAATTTCTCGATATTGGTACTGAAGGTAATCCCATTCAGGGACTTACTACAGGCATATGTGTTTCAGATGAATTCATTAATGATATGAAGAATGGTAACAAAGAAAATCGTAGGTTATGGGCTAAAGTTCTTCAAAGACGTTCAGAAATTGGTTTCCCTTATATACTTTACACAGGAAATGTGAATAATAATAAACCTAAAGTATATAAAGATCATAATCTTCCTATCTATGCATCGAATATGTGTGCAGAAATAGCACTACCGTCTTCTAATACTGAAACATTCACTTGTGTTCTATCATCTATTAATGTTCTTCATTGGGATGAAATTATTCAAACTGATGCTATTGAAGTGATGACTCAATTTCTTGATACCGTTGTTACTGAATTTATTAATAAAACAGAAAATAAACCTTATTTAGAAAGAGCAAGAGAATTTGCTATTAATCACCGTGCAATTGGTGTTGGTATTCTCGGTTGGCATTCTTATCTACAATCTAATATGATTGCATTTGAATCATCTGAAGCTGCTATGAAGAATCTTGAAATTAGTAAAATTTTAAGAGAAAGGACACATAATGCATCAAAAGAACTTGCTGTTACTCATGGTGAACCACCACTGTTGAAGGGTTATGGTATGAGAAACACCACTACTATGGCTATTGCTCCAACTAAAAGTTCTAGTTTTATTCTTGGCCAAGTAAGCCAGTCAATTGAACCTGAATTTTCTAATTGTTATGTGAAAGATTTGGCTAAGACAAAAGTTACTATCAAAAATCCATATTTGATGAAGATTCTTGAACAGAAAGGAAAAAATTCACCAGAAGTGTGGGATTCAATCAAGATGTATGATGGTTCGGTTCAACATCTTGATTTTCTGGACGAAAAAGAAAAGAATGTTTTCAAGACATTTTTTGAAATCAATCCATATACTATTATTGATCATGCAGCAGTTAGGCAAAAATATATTGATCAAGGGCAAAGTCTTAACTTAATGCTTGATCCAGATATGTCTGTTAAAGATATTAATTCATTATATCTATATGCATGGGAAAATGGTGTGAAATCACTTTATTACAGTTTTTCAATGTCGAAAGCACAGTCTTTGACTAGAAAGAAATTTGTCGGTGATATGTCAGAAGGGTGTGCTTCATGTGAGGCATAAAATAATCACATAAAACCAGGTCATAAATACTCTGTAAAAGGAGTGTTCTATTGACCTGGTTCTATAATGGAAAAGAATTTACTGAATTACCAGAAGGATATGTGGGATTTGTCTATATACTGACTCATAAAAAATCCGGCAAATACTACATCGGTAAAAAAATTTTTCATTTCAAAAAGACAAAGCAGGTCAAGGGGAAAAAGAAGCGCTTTTTGGTTGAATCGGATTGGAAAGTATATTATGGTTCATCTGATGAAGTCGCTTCAGTGATTCAACAAGAGGGAGAAAACTCTTTTGACAGAAAAATCCTACGACTCTGTAAGAGCAAAGCTGAATTATCCTATTTCGAAGCTAAGTACCAATTCGAAAAAGATGCTTTACTCGATCCTAACAGCTATAATTCTTGGATTTCTGTTCGGGTGCGTCGTGCTCACTTAGCAAAACTAATAAAGGAGCTGGAGAATGGCATCCCAGAGTAGATCACCACGTTTTGTTATACTTGAAGCTGGTATACCATGTGTCTATTCGGTATGTTCTAACTGTCAGTCTGGACTAAGGTCTAAGGTGATAACTGAATATCATCATGACGATAATCTCCAAAAACAGAAAATCCGCACTAAATGTTTTGTCTGTTCTAGTGAAGAACTCATCTATATTGCAGATCTAGATAATGAAGAGGATTATGAATGAATAGTTTTTCAGAGTTAGTGGAAGCTCTTAATCTAAAGACTGAATTTGATGAAGTCTTTTCTGAAATTCCATTTGAAAGTCAGACTAGACTTAAATACAAGAGTCTAACTTCAAAGAGTGCAAGTTTCTTTGATAAATGGTCACATGGACTTATTCCTATGAATGAGAATCAGAAACTATTATCTATTTCAAGTAAATATCTACAATTAACTAGAAACATGAAAAAGAACTACAAGTCAGTCATGAATGTTGAATGAAAGGAAATACAATGGCATCAACAGTATCAAAACAAAACAAGAAACTATTCGGTAAGCGTACTCACAATGAAATTCATAAGTCTAAACTTGATTCGTGGGCACAAGGAAAGAATGTTTATTTCACTGTAGAGAATCCAAATAAAGAACAGACTAATATGCGCTTCATCAAAGTCACTGGTAAGCAACTACTTGGTGATTACAAGAAAGCAAATATTCTAGTACCAGGAAAGGGACGATGAGTAAATACCGAATACTTCGGAGAGGAACATTATACTATCCACAATTTAGATTCATGTGGATTTTTTGGTTATATTTCACTCATGAAAATGCTTATGATGGTGAACCTTATATTCCACGTTTCAAAACATCTGAAGAAGCCAAGCAATATTTAATAGAAAATAGACAACGTCCCAGATATAAATTCAAACAAGTAGTGGAGTATTTAGAATGAAATTACGTATCGTTGGTAAAAATGACTGCCCTTGGTGTGTACTGGCCAAGGAACTTGCAGAGAAACATGATCTAGAATATGAGTACCAAACACTATATGAAGATATTTCAGTTCAAGATCTACTAGAAGAAGTTCCAAATGCTTCATCAGTACCTGTGATCTTTGTAGACTCTGAACATATTGGCGGATATCAAGCACTAGAAAGAATGCTAGAAAGGAATAATAATGGCTGACTATCAATTTATGGAAGATATGCTTCATAATACACAGTGTATGGTTGAATTCACTAAGGTAAATGGTGAAGAAAGATTAATGCTTTGTACTCTACGACAAGATTATATTTCCCAGCATGTACCTGAAGAGACTAAGGAAGTCACTGAAGGAGAAGAGGTAAAAGAAAAGAAACCACGACCTGATCATATCATTCCAGTATTTGATATGGAGAAGAATGCATTTAGGTCTATTAGGAAAGAATCAATTACATCTTTCAAATATCTAGACACTTATACACTGACTTGGGTGAATGTTGAACTTTAATAAATACTTATATAATTTCATTCAAAAATAAAAATAAGAAATGTCAGAAGATAACGAAAATAATAAACAACATCTTACTGATGATGAAATAAAAGTGCTTAAGAATGTGGTAGAAAGAGAAAGAGCTATATCTTGGTT